CGATGAATCTCACCATGTTGATAATATATCTTCGTACCATCTTCATCTGTCTCGATATCATACTTCAAGACATCCATGATGGCTTTAGCTTGTTCGAGTTCTTCGTCAGTCATGATATTTCCCCTGTATAATCACACATTACGATAAATATAACAATAAATCCCCGCAATTTCAATCCATTTGTAACTCATTGAAAGATATAAATTATGATAACCTATAAAGAATTTATGGTGTTAAAAGAGTCTGGTGATCCATACGACAAAAACGGTCTTTACAACGAGGCCAACAAAAATAAACACTTCCATCAGGGAAAAGATGTTGAAATGTTCGGTGAAGATGGAAAAGTTGCCACGATAAAGACTGACAAACACGAACATCAAGTTTATCACAGATTGCCTGAAGGATGGAAACATCACTCAACCCATAATTCCAATGCCGAAGCATTGGCATCTGTCAAGAAAATTCTGCATCCATGATATCTTTCAAGGAATTTCTTCAACTTAGAGAAGACAAATATACAGCACGAGGGTCTTCTGGAATACTAAATCCTTCCGCAATCCTTGGAAAACTTCCAAAGAAGACCAAAAATCCGATAACAGTTGTGAGTGAATTGATATGATCACGTTTAAAGAATTTCTGATAGAAGTCATTACCGTCCCCCTCACTAAATTGGACAGAGATCCTGCCGAATTTGCTTACGCTAGAAAAAAATGGAAGAAGAACCCGAATTATAGAGATGATAATCCAGATCCAATAACAGTCAAATATGTTGATGGAAAATATATGGTTATAAATGGACATCATCGTGTAGTACAGGCCGAAAAAGATGGAAAAATCTCCATCAAAGCTAAAATCATCAAATAAGGAATGCCATGAAAAAGTTATATGAGACGATAGCCGATCAATTGATCGAAACTAATCGGGTGTTACCCGTTGAAACTGATGCTCCCACAGGAACAAAAAAACCAGAAAGAGGTTCTTCCGAAGAAGAACAGTTTGCAGGAAAATCTTATGGATATGTTAAGGGGTTTGGGAAGATGACAAAAGAACAACACACCAAACATTTCCCTCAATATGAGTATCTTCCATTGAAAGAGGCGAATGATGGTGTGGATCATGTTTCAATGACTGTTCCATTGTTTATTAGGTGCCTTGAGTTCGCTAGAGAAGATTGTGGTAGTGATGTTGAATTACATGAATTTGTAGAGAAAGTTGTTGCCAAAAGCGGGATTCTTGATACCGAAGATTATGATTCATTTCTTCCAAAATGACCAATAAATATATCAACCGTTCAAAGATGGAGTAATAACATGCCTTTGCCTAAAGATGCCCCACTGTCAGACTGGATACACGATTTTGTTCATAGCTCAAATCCCCAATTCGATGGAAAATCGAAAGCGGAAAGAATAAAAATGGCAACCGGAGCATATTACGGACAGCATAAAGAGAGCATCCAACATGCATTGAATAATGTTCTTGAGGCTGTTAGTGCTGATGACACCATGGCGACTATATCAACTATTGGTACAGAGGCTCCGGGACTTCAAACTCCTGCACCAAAATATGGAAAAAAATCTAAGAAAGCAAAAATGGATTGTAGTATGAAGGAATCATACAAACCGGTTCATCTGGGAAAATTGAATGCAGATAAAGCAAAGAATAAAGCCGATTGGATGAGTAAATTTGAAGATCATGTTGTAAAACTTAATCCAAAACATCGCGGAAAGATTGATTGGAATTCTGCGACCCATTTGCATAATTTAGGAAAAGATCATATAGAAGCGGCAGAACAATATGTAAGAAACAGAACCGATGAGAGCGTTAATCTCGTTGAGATGTCTCATCGAAAATTGAAAGATTATTTGGCGAAACTGGGCCATGTCCTCCATGATCCAGAAATGTCCAAGAAAAAGAAGGAAAAGCATATGGAGGGTGGTAAAAAAGCTTTCAAGAAATTAAATGATTCCGACGGTGTGATGAAAACTTCTGATGAGGTGGAAGAGGGTATTAAATATGCCGATCTGACCGCTCATCAACTACATGCCGACATGGCGGCAACTTCTGCCGAAAATCTGAGAAAAAAGATACTTGCTGCTGGCGGGAATCCTGAATCTGATCCGGCATATCGTGAAGCTTTGAACAAAGAACGCTATCATGGAACGGATGTTGGAAGAATGGTGCAGGGCCGTCGTATTATGCGCCGACCATGATAGGAAAAGATAATAAATAAAACGCATAAATATTCTGATGGTAGCACATTACAACTATATTGATGAGGAACAAAAATGAAATCGTATTCGAAACTTCTAGAAGGATTCAAGACTAAACACGCCATAGTTGTTACGGATGCTCACCCGTTCAATCGTGGTGCCGTGGAACATGCTCTTGGTATTCCGGGCGAAAAGCACATTTTTGTTTCTGAGCCAAAAAACCCTCGCACTGACCCTATGACGGCGGAAGAAAAGAAATCGATGCTGGCGACTATGTATCCTGCCCACAAATCTGCTTTCAAGCTAACTCCCCCAGAAATTAAAACCAATTATCATGTTCTTGATCATATTGCCAATAAATGTGGTTGTACCCACGCCACCATGATATGCGATCCAGACAAACATGAAGATATGGAAAAGAAACTTCATGCCCAGAATGGGAAATTCAATATTGGGACTGATGGAAAACGTGCCGGTTATTCTATTAAACTGAAAGTCACCAAGCATCCCGGATCGGAACCAAATAATATCGATTTTGTGCATAAAGCTGCTGTAAATAATGATTGGAAAGGTGTTAATTCTGCTCTTCCAGTTGGACAATTTTCCGACGATGTTGTTCATGCTTTGATGGGTAAGCTTCGCCACAAGTTGAGTGATTCTGCTGTTGTTCCTGCCCCAGTTAGAGTGGTAAAAGAAGGGGAAGAATTGACCGAGACGAAGAAAAAAGTTGGTGAATATACTCATGGTGCCCATATTACCAAGGTGTATAAACTTACAGGAGAACATGACGAAGGTGATCCATATAAAGTTGAATTGCACAGAGCGGGGAAACATTACGAACCCGCCGATTATTTCACTAATGATCTTGAAGATGCTCACGGCACGGCAAAACATATGGTGAAAGAAGGATTCGACCCAGAGATTCTCAACAGGAAAGCCGATCTTACTAAAATCGATACCCAAAAACTTCGGGAAATTCAAGCTCTTCATCGTAAATATGGTGAGAAGGGCGATAAGAGAAGTGCCGAAGCAGCGGATAGGGGTGCGGCAGAATTGAAATCTCGGGGGCATATTGTTGAATCCGTTGGATTGGATGAGGGTGGAATTCTTGATCCAAATCCCGGCGACAAATATACTAAGGCCGATGCAAAAATGCATATTTCGATGCATCGTGGAAAAATGAACTCGATGATTTCTATGCATCCGACTACATATAAAACTCATCCAGATTATATCCGCAGTTCCAAAGTTGTCGATGATCTGAATAAAAAATTCAAATTGAACGAAGAGGTTGAACTTGAAATCGGAAACATGGTTGAAACCAGAGAAGGAGTAATTGCTGAAATTATCAATATCGGCCCAAATTATGTAACTCTCGTTGCCGAAGGAAAAACTTTCAGGACATGGACAAAGGATGTGACAATATCCGAAGGAAAACATTCCACCACTCGTTTGAACAAAGAGCAATTCATTATCAAGGGATACAAGACGAAGAATTTCACTCGCGAATTGGCCGAACAGTTCTCTAAAGTTTCCAAGAATAATGATGATTCATATGCCATTTATAATCTGGCTGTAGCATTGGATTCTCTTCTTGGTATGAATGAAGAAACTCTGCCTGAGTCATTTGAGGATCAGAGAAAGAATTTTGACCGTGCTGTTAAGTATGCTCGTCGTTTTGATATGACTATCGATCAATTGTCTATTGCCGAAGATACTTTACTTGAATATTCCATTTGTGAGGGCACCAAATTCTGCGCAAACGATAAAATGAAAGTTGCCCACATCATCGCTTCGACTGCCGGGGTAATTACCGAAGGAACTGCGGAAGAAATCGTTGATCGTGCTGCTAGTACATATTCAAAAGGAAAGAAGCAGCTATCTCTCGAAGGTTGGTCTGTTCTTGGTGAATTATTGAATAAGGCTACTGAATCAGGGATTAAATGGGACAAGAATGTTCTTTCCACCAATGCACAAAAATATATGGGGTTAAAATAATGACTAAGAACGTGACAAATATGATGGATGATGCTTGTAAGCAGATCAAAGAGGTTGAACCTGCGATCTCCATTCATGCCGAATCTGCCAATTCTCCAGTTGATCAATATCTTGGTGGAGGTCGTCCGGGATCGCTTGATGCTGTTGCTGAAGTTGAAACTGGGGATGAGTTGAATGAGGCCGTTGTCCCGCATAAAATTGGAACAAGAGTTAAAACCGATCTAGGACAAATCGGAACGATAACCAAAGTTAAAAAAAATGATCCCGGATATCCACATTATTATAAGGTCAGAGATGATCATGGTTCAAATCTGGAGAATGGGCAATATCTCACCCATGACACATTAACTCCAATTAAAGAGTCTGTCGGAGAAGTATTTGAAGAATCCGAAACCCCACCAATCAAAGTTAGAAGTGATTATGCTCATGCATATGCCACGCTCTATAATAAAGCTCTAAAACAAAATCCCACCAGACAAGCATCCACTAAAGCCAAACATAGTGCTTATGTTCATATCGAGAACAAACATGGTAGAGATATGTGCGAGAAGCTGATGAAGTTCCATGACGCCAACAGATTATCCGAGGGTGCCGATCACGATGATGCATGGCTGGCTTCTCAAACCAAAAAAGATAAGAGAGCGAAGAAGATTGCTAAAAAAATGGCGAAAAGAAATAAGCCAATGACCGAGGCATCCCTTCCCTCTTACGCTAAAGAGATTTTGGGAAAAGCCAAATCAGAACAACAAAAAAAGAACAAAGTAGAAAAATCGAAGGCTGTTGCAAGTGCCCCAGATCATGACATCGATCTCGGTAAGGCTGATCCTATTTCTGGAGCAAGACGTAAAGCAGAAATTGAACGTACCTCTAAAACAAAAGCCGCCGCCAGAGTACATTCTGGATCATATGGTAAGGGTGAAGACACGTTCAAGGGGGATTATGAAAATTCTGGGGTTGAAGTTATCCCGAAACGAGTTTCTGATGCTCCATCGTGGCTTGAACCAAAAGCCATTACACCAAAATCTGGCGCTCGTCATGTTGCCGGGGTGAATGCAAAACACCCCGAAGAAGAATTATCCGACACTAGATTGGCTGCAATGAAACTTCGTCTATCCCGCATGCATCCGGTAAAACATGCTGAACAAATCGCCAGTTTGCAGAAACAAATCGACAGGCACCAAAATGAATCCGTTGAATCAAATGATAATCTTGTCGAAGGAGCCGTAATTATCAATGTAAAGACAGGACGCCCTGTCCATACATTCAAATCTGAAGGTGAAGCAGAAAAACATTACAGTGAAGTGCTGGGAAATTCGCCAGAATATCGTGTTGTTTCAACCGCACCCGCAAGAGTTAGTGAAAGTGCGATGGACACTGAGACTTTCGCAAACAAACAAATGAATATTGCCGCTAAAGACGAAGCTGCTCCTAAACAATTAGTCGTAAAGCGTAATGGTGTTGCTCTTCGTGGTCATCCAACAATGGCGGCGGCTCAAGCCCATCTAGATAGAATCCCGGCTAATATCGCTAAAGAACATTCAATAGTTAAAGAGGATACCGACTATGAATTGTCGACGGTGAAAGAAGGAATGATGCATCGTTACTCTATCATCAGAAAAGATGAAGTCGTTGCTGAAGGTACAATGATTTCTCTGGAATCGGCTTGTTCGATGATTGAAAAGAAACTTGATGCCATCCTAGAAGAAAAAACCGGAAAGACGGAAAAGAATGTTGAAGTAAAAGATGTTCTGGAATATGTTAAATCATATGCAAAGTCCGTGTCTGAATCTGTCATTGATTATGTTCCCGAAGGTTTTCTGAAAAAGAAAGACTTGAACAAGATCGCCAAATATACCGACGAAAATTGGCACGGAAAAGCCATTCAGCATGGGTCGAAGATCATTGGACGGGATGATCTTGAAGATAAAATGAAACAGATCAATAAAGAACATCTGAAAGCTGGTGGTCTGTCGCACGATATTATGAATAGAAGAAATGCCGTTTCTAAAGAGATGTTTGATCACGCAAAGGCCAAACTTCATCCCAACGATTACGAGAAATTTCACAATAGTTTTTAAACAGGCTGAAGAATATTTGATCGGGCCGATTTCATTATGAACAATATCAAGCTGACTAGCTACTAAGTGAAGGTTTATTACAACCGCTCTTGGCTTGATAAATATATCAATTATAACAAAGGAGTATTACAATGTCACAACTAGGCGTATATGGTGCAACAGCGAAACATCACAGTGGAGTTTTGGTTAATGACTTTGCTACACTAACCCTTACTGCGGGTGTAGCAGACTCTTTCAAAGTTGGTGAACTTATCACTGGCGGAACTTCTGGCGTAACCGCTAAAGTTTCTGGTATCGCCAATCCCGGAACCAATACCATTCTCCGCATCAAGGCCATCAAGGTTAAATCCAATACGGATACTCTTGCTTACTTTGCGGATGGTGAAACCATCACTGGTGCAACGTCTCTGGCTACCGCCACGACGGCGGCTTCTTGTTTTGCCTTCCACAACAAATCTACTCGTAATGTTGCCGGTACTCCAACCAGTGTGACATATGATGATGTGTACATGAATGATGCCGGCATTAAGGTCAATCACGCCGTCACCGGAACATCCGTCCGCCCATCAAAGATGAAAGAAGTCAAATATGCTATGCGTTTGGCCGCTTCCAAGTCACAGATCACCGATACAACTGTTGTTCCAGTTACCGCTTGGGAAATGCCTGCTGCTGGTTCATATTCTGCGGCTGGTGCCACACTGATGCGTTTTGTCCTGACTTCTAATGAGGCTCTTTCTGTCGTAGGTTCGCCACGAGTTGCCATTGCCGATTTTGGACCAGTCGCTCTTACCACAACTTCGATTGCATTCGCTGCAACTGGAAAAACACTGACTCGCATTGGTGGTTCGTGGGTTGCTGACAATGTTGTGGCCGGTTCAAGAGTTGCGATTCTTGGGACTGCTTCAAACAACGTGACCTATACAGTTGCTTTTGTTACTTCCCCAACAATCATTGTTGTGGTTGAAACTCCAGTAGACGAAGCTGCGAATGTCGCTGCCGCTGCCACGCTTCAGGGTAATACCGTTTATGCAACATTCAACACCAAGAAGAGCAAGTCAATGCGTTTGGTATTTGATTATGTCACCGCCGAACCAGTTGTATTCGGTCAAATCGCCTCCGCAACATACGATGCGAATGGTGCCGTAATTGCTGATATTGGTGGGGCTGTTACCACCATTACCCCTGCCGCTATGGGTAGTGTTACCGGCATCCTGATCGCAGCTTAATCAAAATGGCCGATCTTCGTGTTTCTGAGTTACCACAAGTCACCGTAGCCACAAGCAACGATTTGTTGCTTGTGGTTCAAGGTGGGCAAACAAAGAGTTGTAGTTTGGCCGTTCTTGGTGCAACTTTTCCGTCACATATTTTCAACAGAGAAATACCAGAAGCTCCCGCATCCGGGGCGTTATCATTGGTGTCATTGTATTCTGTTGTGAATGTGCCCGTAAATGCCACAGGAGATATTCATTATTCATTATCTCCGGGAGTTCACGGAAATGAGAAAACCATTGTGGCTACTATCGGAGCAGCATTCAACATTATTCTTTCTGTGTCCGGGAGCCGTGGTTTTGGTACTGTAATATTCACAGCAGATGGACAAAATGTGGTTCTTATAAATGTAAATGGTTCGTGGTTTGTGAAATCATCCTTTGGGGCATCGATAGTATAATCTGTGAGGTGGAATTTGTGATAGAGAACTTTGTTCAATATGCTATGAATCATTATCACAATCCTCACACCACTATTGATGAATTTAAGTTTGATTGCAATCGATTCACCGATCTGAATAAATTGTTTGGAAAGTATCACAGGAACGACGATCTAAAAATTAGACTGATTCTGAATCATATCGTGATTCTGTTTAATGTGTTTGAGACTGATGCATGTATAAAAATGCTTTTTTTCAAACTCAAAAAAGAATATTGGTCAGGATTAAAAACTATTCTGACATTTTTGAATTATATGCCTCCGCAAGTTGCCAATATTTACGACAGTGATATTCAAATTGATCCGGTAATTGCAGGCGAACTTAGGAAGCTTTAAAATTACTAACCTCACCAACCCATACTTCAAAAAAGATTCCAGAACGGAACAGAATCTATACAATGGCTTAATCGTTGAATCGATTAAAGTTATGGGGAGATTATATTACTATCTTCCGAGAGATATGTTGAAGGAAGACTTGGTTCTTGGAGGAGATGTTGTATCCAAATTCAATCTGGCTATTCCAATCGAAATGTATATGACTACCAACACTGGTTTCGATGGTCAGAAAGAAATATTCTCAAAGTTTGGCCTTCAGATGCAAAACTCTATGACACTTGTTGTATCTAAAGATAGATGGGAAGAAGAGGTTAAGAGGGTGTTTGATGGTTCGGAAGGCGCTGCGCCATATCAATTAAAAACATATCTAAGGCCGCAAGAAGGTGATTTGATCTGGGACCCATTGACCACAAGCTTATACGAAACCAAATTCGTCGACCACGATTCGGAGTTTTATGCATTAGGGAAGAACTACAAATATCATCTAAGTTGTGAAATATTCCAGTATGCCCATGAAGAGATTCAAACGGGTATCCCAGAGATTGATACTCTCACCGATCTTATGTCCCTCGATCTTCTCAAGGATCAGATATTGACCGAGGCGGGTGACAAATTGGTGATGGAAGAGTGCAGCGAAGATTTCATTCTTCAAGATGTTGTACATGCCCCTGATTCTCGTGATCGTAAATGGGGTACAGATTATGCAGTAGAGTCTGGTGCAGAAAAATTGTCAGTCATCAATCCATTCGGTTAATTTGATATGTCCATTTCATTATTCAAAAACAATCCGTATTATTGGGAAACCACTCGTAGATTGCTAACCGCAATTGGAGCCACGTTTTCTGATATTACGTTGATCCGAAACTCTGATGCAGGAAAAGAACAAGTTATCCGTATTCCGATTGATTACGGCCCCAAGAACAAGTGGCTCAATCGTTTGAATGAAGATCCCGATCTTGCAAATAACGTGGAAATCATACTTCCTCGCATTGCATTCGAAATAACAAATTATTCGTATGCAGCCAATAGAAAAATTGGTTGTCGAGGGGAATTCATTCTGGGTAGAGTTGGCGAATCAACCACCAAGATATATAATCCTGTTCCCTATGATGTAACTATTCAACTTCATTCGATGTGCAAAAATCAAGAAGATTCCTTGCAGATTCTAGAACAGATAGTTCCATATTTTGCACCAAATCTAACAGTAAATATCGATCTACTCCCACAATTCGGGATAATGAAAAATATCCCAATTGCTATAGCGGGAATTGATGTTGTGGATACATATGAAGGTTCAAGAGAAGATTTCAGAACTGTGATACAGACATTTACATTTGTAGCTCAGATGGATTTCTTTGGACCCATCATCACTAACAATCACATTATCAAAACAGCTATTGCGGATGTTACCCCATATTCAGAACCACAACCCCCAACAGCGTTGCCGGGAGAAGAATATACAGCTTCCGTTGTACCATCATCCGCCAATAAAGGCGACCCCCATGTTGTAACGGAAACATGGCTAAAAGAACTATAAATATATTAAAATGATAGGGTAACACTATGTTTGATGGTTCTTCCTCTTTGATAAACACCGCAACATCTTATGCCTCTGCCGCTGGTGGATTGGTGGTTCTATCAACTATATTCTGGATGTGGGTAAAGTCCAGACTATCTCAAACAAATAAAGACGTAACTACAGATAAAGCCGAAGTTGAGATGATTTCGGTTCTTCAGAAAGAGAATTCCGAATTACGTTTCAGAGTAAGTGAAGCCGAAAAACATTACAATTCCGCCGTTGCCCGTTTAGCCATCATGGATCAACAGCAACAAAAAATTGACGAACTTCAAACACTCGTCAATGAATTTTCTAAAAAACTCGAACTTGCTTCCGCATTAATCCAAAATTTGTCAGTGGAGAATGCAACACTCTCCACGCATATACGCCATATCGAAGAACAGAATATTACTTTGAAGGAGCAATTCGAAGTGATCGAAAAGCAAAATTCTAAAATGTTTGATATTATTTCTTCTATGGAGTCATCAAAATGAGTACACAAAATTGTGAATCACAATTAGTAGAGAAGGCCCGAGCATTTATTGAGGAAGTAACAAGAGATTTTGAAAAAATACTTCAAATATCTTCCGAACTTCAAGTGCTTAAGGAACAAACGCGACACGCCGCTGGTTCTCCAATACATAAAAAGAAGAAATCGGATAAAAATACTCCACTGGTATAATGATAATGATAGAAAATTTAGAACCCACTGATGAGTTTGAGATGGCTAATGTGAATGGATATGATGTAATCAAGACCAAGGACGGAAAATATGTTGGTATTGTCACTGAGGATAAAATAATCGCATCAGAAAGTAAACACTCCAGTTTAACCTCATTGATAGAAAGTCTGGCGATTGATTGCCATATATTTAAGAGAACATAATGGCACAGATCACATCTAGACAGGCATTGGCTGAATACTCGCTTCGTAGTTTAGGGGGTGGCGTCGTTGAGGTTGAAGTGACCGAACTTCAACTAGAAGATGCTGTAGATAATGCCCTCCAATTTTACAACGAACAGCACTATGATGGCAGTGAAAGAGATTATTTAGCTCATCAAGTATCTGGAACGACAATAGTTCTAGATGATGCATCAAATTTTGTTGCTGGAAAATTGGCAGTTTGTCAATCCAAAGGAATTTCCGCCCCAATTATTTCCGTTGATTACCCCAACCACAGTATTGTGGTGGGCAGAATCGCTCCTTATGGTAATCTTTTTGAGGCCGCTGATGTGATCACCTCGATTTCCGCCACCGCAAATGCAACATCGGTTTCTCTTGGGGATATTGAAAATGGATGGTTTCCTGTAGATGATGGCGTACTTGGTGTTATGCGGGTATTGAATCTTACTAGCGTCATGGGTTCTACAGAGATGATATTTAATGTGAATTATCAGATTATGATGTCAGAAATTCAGGCGATTACATCAGGAAACACTAATTACTATTATAGCACGATGAATTATCTCGGACACATAGATTTCATCATGCGTAAAGAAAAAGATTTTAGATTCAATCGCCGTATGAATAAGATTTTTCTAGACATTAATTGGAGTGCTGATGTCATGGTGGGAGATGTTGTCGTGATAGAAATTTATCGTGCATTGGATGAGATAACTTTCCCCAAGATTTTGAATGATAGATGGTTGAAAGCTTACACCACGGCATTAGTGAAACGGACTTGGGGCACTAACTTGAAAAAATATACCGGAATGACATTGCCGGGAAATCTAGTTTATAACGGTCAAATTATATTTGATGAGGCAGTGACAGAGATAAAAGACTTGGAACAAGAGGCTATAGATTCTGGTGCACCGTTGTATATGGCGGTTGGTTGATCATGGGATATATAATCGATACCGCGATCACCACAAGAATAATTTATTTGCTAGTGACCCCATTTACAAAATGGCCTGCATATAAGGATGGTATCATCGACGAGGATGGAAATCGCCTGAACAAAGGAATAACTATCCCATCGTCCCAAAAAGATGATTGGACAATGCTACATCGTCTTGTCGCCAGATTAAAAAGAATAATCGCCATTGCTCCCGGAGGAAAATCATTTCTTGGTACACTCACGGCTTCCTATCTGTTGGTTAGAGAATGTCTGGAGAATGATGATACGTCCCCCTCCCATGATGTGTTAAAAGAGAGATTCAACACACTATCTGAATGTGTTGAAGAAAAGGATATACAATTTGTTGAGCAACTGCTGGAGGATGGCGAGGGCGGTGTAACTGGTGTTGCGAACGCTTCTCCGGGCATGGGATCGATGCTAAAGACCGATCCCACTGACCTACCGCCCGCACCAAAAAATGGCTCAAAGAAGCTAAAAACTCCCATCTTGGGGACAGTTAGAAGAAAGCTCCCTCCACTCTAAAAATTTGACGTAGTATGGATGGGTGGTAGAATTGGGCATCGGTTAATTATGGTGCCTGAAACGTGAGCTTGTTTAATGATATAACTTATGCTAGGCAAATCTCTCATCGCCTGTTGCGATACAAAGAGAAGCGAACTTCACCATATTCTGCCACATTCAGATGCCCTTGTTGTGGGGATTCTGCCAAAAAATCTAATAAAACTCGCGGATATTTCTATGTTTCCCCTCCGTCTCCGGGGAAAGAGACATGCCTATTAATGAAATGTCATAATTGTGGTATATGCATCCCGTTCGGATTGTTCTTAAAAGATTTTGACTCAAATTTATATGCGGAATATAATCTTGAGAAGTATCGAGATCGTGTTCAGACAATGCCGCAAATAAAAAAGACCCCTCCAGAGACCAGAAAATATATCCCCATTATCACAGATGATTTGAAATCCATAGCAGAACTGGTTGGTAGTCATCCCGCTAGAAAATACGTCGAATCCAGAAAAATACCAGTTGACATGTGGAATAAATTGTTCTATGCACCAAAATTTTTCCACTGGTCAACTGGACATACCAACAAATTCAAGTGTTTCACGGAAGAAGATCATCCAAGATTGATAATTCCTTGGTATAGTGAAGATAATGTATTGTTCGCATATTCTGCGAGAGCTTTCGGACCAGAAGAGCCGAAATATTTCAAGATCATTATGGATGATACGTATCCTCCTTTTTTTGGTCTGGATAAACTAGATAAAACCCGCCCTATATACATTTTGGAAGGCCAGTTAGATGTTTTGTTCATAAATGCTGTGGCTGTTGGTACAAGTACTCTTCAATTATACGATAACAAAGAGGCAATATATATCCCAGACAGAGACATTAGAAATTCTCAGATAATGAAAAATGTCAAGAAATTGATTGACATTGGTTATAAGGTATGCATGCTTCCGGACACCCTTCCGGGAAAAGATATCAATGATTTTGTAAAGGGTGGAATGAGTATTGAAGATATCGAAAAGGTGATATCCGAAAACACTTATCAAGGATTGTCTGCCCAAATTCATTTCAATAACTGGAAGAAATGCTAAATGAAAATATACGATGAGTATTACAGGGTCATAGAACTTTCACAGACGGAATTTGATCTGGTAGAAGAACATCTGAATGGAAGTACGGGATGTGGAGAAAATATCATCAAATATTTGCTCGGCAACGATGAAGAGAGGAACTATCTTAGTGAAATGCTTGATCTGGAAAAAGTGGAATTAGGTGATCCAGATTATTTTAAAATAGTGTTGGTTAATTTAATAGGAGACTGAAATGACATACGAAGTAAATTATTCAAATGGTGAAAACGAGGTTAAGATGGTAGTGAATGATGATACCAACATAGAAGAAATCATTAGTGCGATGGCTGAACTTTTTGAGAAGCCAAAGAAAAAAGTCACCGATGTTAAGGAGGACGTTTCTGCTGAACCGCAAATTTTGATGGAATGACGTTATAGTGGATAAATCAGAAGAATCTAGTCTCGTCAAACATGCAAAACGAGATAGTCCCCCCGCGTCTTTTCCATACACCCCGAAAACCGAATATATCGATGTGGAGGAATGATGGAAATATATGCAAAAATAATTGAAGATTCGATAAGCCTTTACAATAAACGCATAACCACGTTCGAAGTTAGTTTTCCGAAGGCTCTTCTAGCTGAATTCAATACACATAGAGTATTTTCGAGAAGTTTTAGTTCGTCTAGAGCTATTCCAACTTTCAGAATGAATACTATGGACGCATTCTATCCTATTCGATGGGGTGCTAATCAAGCGGGAATGTCCGCTAAAGATGAGGATTTGTCTCCGGAAAAACAAGAACAAGCTCATAAAATTTGGTCAGATACTATCGAATATTGCAAGAGGGCTTCTGAACAATTATCCGAACTTGGATTACATAAGCAATGGACTAACCGTTGCAACGATTGGCACACTATGGCGAAGGGGATTGTGACTGCGACGGAATATGATAACTTTTTCGAGTTACGCTGTCACAGTGACGCTCAACCGGAAATTCAAGACCTTGCCATCAAGATGAGATCACTGTATGAAAGCAATACACCAAAATTGTTGAAGTATGACGAATGGCATCTTCCATATATAACTGACGCTGAACGAAAAGATTCAAATCTGAAAGAGAACAGCATTCTCCAGAAGATTTGTGCTGCTCGTTGCTGTAGGGTTTCATACAATAAGCATAATGGAGAATCTCCCAATGTTGTCGAGGATAT